AGGTCTACCACAAGGAGGATGACCTCCTCCCTTTTTTTTCCTACAAATATTAACCCAAGGACCTTTAGGTTGTTTACTCCCTTTTGGTTTTTTCTTTGTACCAAACCAAACGGCTAAATCCTCTTTTAATAATTCTTCTTTCAATGGAAGTCCACTCATAGTAGGATTCACAGCGGAACCCTCTTCATCATTTTGTCCTGTATAAAACTTTTTCAAGTATTCTGTTGCTTTAGATAAACCTTTAGTTCTTTTTTCAATTTGGGCTCTTTTTTCTGGTGATTCTTTAAAATCTCCATCAGCCTCCTCATACGCTAATTCAGCATTTGTATATGAATATAGTCGGTCGGTGAACGGTGCTAACTGATTTTCTTCCCATGGTTGTGGTGCAAGTACAATTGGTACCTTAAATTTTCCTGAACTACCCGAACCTGTCGCTTCCTTAAGTGTATTTTTTTTCATATTATTTACTATAATAAATATACAAGTAGATTAGAATTATGACAGAGAAACAACCTATAGGATTACTTTTTGACAGTGTTGCATATTATACCCCAAATGATATAAACACTTTATGTGATGATATGAATCTTGAACAGGCATATTACATGATGATTCAAGCATTAGAGTTCGCTCACAAATCTAGATTATTCACTTTACAGGAGTCAGAAATAGTTTCAAAATCACTAAGAATAATGAATAAACACTTTACGGAAGACCAAACTGAAGAATAAAAAAAGGACCTCACGGGGTCCTATTTTATTTATAATTTGTTTCCACAAGATGGACAGAACTTAAAGTTCTTTTTCACCTTGACCCCACACTCTGTACAATATTGTCTGATTTCTTCAACATTAATATTTTTCGTACTTGTTGGTTGAATCTTAAATTTAATTGTGTGAGATGTGTAATAGTTAAATTGTTCGTAGGAGTTTGTAAAAGTTTGATTTGAATGCTCTCCCTTTTCAACTCTACCAGTTTCAATTGACTTACCTTTCTTCTTACTTGGTTTTGTCGTACTTAACAACGTATTTGATACATCAAATTTACTTCTAAAAGTATTTGGAGAAATAGAACTCGTATAAGTTGCATTTGATGTATTATATGTTGAAGTTGTTGTTCCATATCCCACACCTCCTGTGGTACTAATAGTTGTACCAAATTGTGGAGTATAATCATTAGTACGACTTCCATAAACTATACCACTCCCGTAGTTAATTCTATTAGAAATAAGAAAATTATTACTAATTTCTTGTTCATCGTAGAACTCAACTAATACATCCCCATTTAAATCGATTGCAGACCTGTTTTCAGACGTGTCTTTCACTTTATAGGTACTGAACTCAAACTTGTTATTTGAGTCAAGGAAACGTTCTAAAAAGACCCTCTGACCTGGTCGTAATACAATACCGCTTGTGGAAATGTATTCACCATTCAACTTAATCTTACAGAGAACCGATTTTTGTTTAGGATTGTGAATTTCGAATTCAAAATTGTCTTTATCATTCAAGAAGACAATGTGGCCGTTATAGACCTTAAGACGTGACTTTTTCTTTGTGATGTGCGCAGTCGGTTTGCCCACTTGTGTTGCGTAATTCATTTTGTTTAATTTTATATTAGCTTATGACTACGTTACCAATACCTTTGTATCCGTGAATACTCTACAGCCATTTAGACTGGGGACTGATAAACTAAAATCTATCTATAATTATACAATAAATTTTTTTGTTGAAAATAATTATTTTCTTATCTTTGTAAAAATGACATTTATGAATAAAATAGTTTTATTAATCATAATGATATTATCAATATCATCATGTACAGTTCAGAAGTTTTACTCTGAGAATGGTAGACAAATTTCAAGAAAAACATATAACAAGCACATTGATAGAAAATTCAACTACATTATGAATCACATGAATGAGCAAGATAAAAATGTATTGAAATACATGAAAATTGATAAAAGAATTAAAGATTCTTTAATTTATATTTACGATAATCACTAAGGATTATTTCCAACACTTTGTTTTATCTGTTTTAGTTCGTCTTTACTCAATACATAATATTTTACAAACTCTTTCCATGGTTGATTATCCCATGGACCAAGTGAAGTATTTTTAATAATTCCGTCCTCATCAACTGAGCGATAAACTTCAATGTATGATTTCATAGGATTATTAGGGTCAGGTGTCCAAATAGCCATTCGATTTCTAAACGTTCTACCTTTTTCTGTTGGTTGTGACCAAACCATAACATTTGTTGTATCAATAGGTTTACCACATTTATTTAATTTCATTAAAAATTTAGGGGTTTTACCTAATCTTTCATTTCCATGAGACACAAATCCTTGGAATAATCGAGTCCCTTGATTATTAATAATTGTTATGTGAGCTGGGTCAGAATGACAAGAACCGCCAGCACATCCAATGGATAAAATAATATCATCTTTTCCTTCCAGAATTTGCTCCGCTTGTTTTCTGGTAAGTTGAACGGTTTTTGCTACTGATTGGCCTGTCGACTGATTATTCAAATTAAAATTACCTATAGGAATTCCATTCGCATATAAATAAAATACTGCTTCATTACATTCATGACATTTACCTTCATCTTTCCATCTAGTACTGATTGAGGAATTTTGAGGAGTTGCGTAGCACCATTCTCTTTGATAATCCATAGTTACTGATAAATCAACTAAACATTCTATGGTTTCAATTGTTTCTGTTTTTGAACCCTCAATACTTAAATCAATGGAAATTGATTGGCTGTTAGTATATCCTGAAAAGTTTTTACCTAATTTAATATCCCAATTAGGTCCTATCGCACCTAAATTATTCACAGGTAAATAATTTGCGTTTTGAGGTAATATTGTCTTTAAATAATTGGTGACAGTATTTCCTCTCGCAGCTGCTAACTCACCAGGACCAAATCCTGCTTGATTAGGAACTTTAGATTCTGAAGCACTTACTTGGACATTAATTTTTTGATTCTCAGGAAACTGTTTGAAATATTCATCAATTTGAGGTTTGATTGCATTTATTGAATTTTTATCGAGATATTTTAAATCAAACTGTCCACTTGGAAATGTTTGTGAGCCTAAGGGTATTTTTTTTGGTGGAGCCTGAGTAGTCACAGGAGTTCTAGTTATTTTTTGTTCATTAATCAAATATTGGTTCTTTGTAGCATTTTCATGCATCATCAATATTCTTTTTGCCTCATCTGTCGAAATACTCCAATTTTGTTTAATCATAATAATAAATATATCGGGCATAAAAAAAGGGTCCCTTGTGAGGACCCTTTTGTATGGTTAGATAATTGATTATCTCAATTCTCTTAAGTCGAAAGTTCTAACACCATCAACTGTGATTCTACCGTAGAATCTGTTATTCACCATCTTCTTAGCGTATCTAGTCATGATACCTTTGATTGGAGTGAAGTTAAACGGATTGTACATAGTAGGAGTTAATTGTAGAGGTACGTACGGTGCGTAGATGTAACCTGTATCAAGTAAAGATGTACCTTTGTGACCCATTAACACTTGGTTTGGTGGGAAGTAAGGGTCTCTATACACTTGGTAACGACCTGCTAAAGTACCAACTCTTTCAATACCCATGTTGTATTGGTCTTGCTCAGGAGCTGCGTTTGAAACGTGGAAATATTCCAAGTCATCAAAAATAGCACTGATTTCAGAAGATACAACAATCCAGTTTGCTCCACCTCTTAAGGTAGATTTGTGGATTTGAGCTGAAATTTGGTTGATAGCTGTGATAAGCGTTTGGTTCCAGTCTTTCTGAGTGTAAGGAACAGCAGAAGAACCTAATCTCTTCCAACCGTTGTAATCCCATCTTAAGTTCCAAGCCGCACCTTTTCTAAGGTCTCTCAAGATTTCTCTATCGATTTCAGCCGCAACTTGCTCAGATAATAAAGCTGTTAATTCAGCTTCAGCATCGATGTTGTGGAATGCCGCAACGTCTTGTGCCATTTCTGGAGACCATTGTGCTCTTAATTTTCTTTCAGTTACAGAAACTGTTACAGACATAAGGTCGAAAGAAACTTCACCAATTCTGTCTTCGAATTCCAAGTTCTTATAGATTCTATAAGTAGCTGTGAACGCTTGGTTAGCAGCTGTTGTAGAAGAGAATGTTGAACCTGTATAACCGTCTAATGAACCACCACAAGTGATACATACTGGTACTTGTAAGTCAACCTCTAAGTAGATTACACCTTCAGCATCACACAAGTTGTCATATTGACCACCATCAGTTTTACTGTTAGGGAATACTAATGTAGCGTTGTTGTTACCGTACTGAACGATACCTTTACCATATCTTTGAGTTACAACTCTGAATAAGTAAGGGTTGTTAACGTTAGCAGAAGTTGTTGGGTTACCAGCAGCTCCTTTAACAGTCAAATCAGATAAGAATGCTTCGTTATCCATTGGTTGACCATCAGGTCCGATTAACTTACCTGCTCCATCAGAAGCAAATCCTGACATTGCAATCAATACTTTTCTGTAATCAGAAGTAGTATATGCAGAAGGTACTAATGAATCAGCTAACCATGCTACAGTCACAACATCAGCAGTAATTGCTGAAAATTGTCCTTTTGAATAGTCGAATAAACCTGGTGGGTCTAACGCTGGTTCGTTACCTTCATAGAATCTATCGTAAAGGTCCTTTGTGTTGTTATAGTCATAACCTGAGTTTGGAGTTTGGTCAGCAGCTGCGTTTGGTGAACCGTAAGGTGCCCAGTGTTGATTTTGCTCATTCTCATAAGACTGAATGTTAGGTACGAAGTAGAATAATTTACCGATTGGTAAGTTCATAGCTTGTACTGAAACGATATCGTTTGCTAATAATTTAGAGAAAACTCTTCTAACGATAGGGAAAACAACTGTTTCAAATGCACCTGTATCAGATGTAGATGATGCTTCGTTAATTAAGTGTGAAGCTTGGTTTTCGTAAAGTTGAGCTACGTTCTCTCTCATGTGACCTTTAAGACCCTCTAAGAATCCTAATTTGTCCCATTTGTTGATTGTATCTTCTTTGATAACTTTAAGGTGCTTAAGACCGATGTTACCAACAAGACCTGATTCTAATAATGCTCCCATTTTAAAATATTTGTTTTGTTTAATTTATTTTTTTTACCCAATTTTACTCATCAAGTCCTTCATTCTCATGAATTGAGGATTCTCGTAAGTTTTTGATTCAATTAGGGTAGTTGATGAACCTGTTGAAACATTTTTATTTAATTTTGTTTCAACTGACTCGTTAATTGGTGTTGATTCAGTTTTAGATAATTCATCTTTAATTGACTTATAAAGATTTTTAGATTCTTTCAAAGTTTCTACATTATCAAATCTTCTAAGAATATTTATTTTTTCTTTTTTAGTAGTCGAATGTTCAGTGAATAATCTTGTAGCATATGCTAAGTTTGAATTGAAGATAGCAACTTCATTAAGTTTTTCTCTAAAAACATTTAATGCTTTTCTATACTCTTCATTTTTCTCTCTCAACATATTCACTTCTTCGGTAGATTCAACCTTTACTCCGCTATTACTGTAAACAAAATTTCTGTTGTTAGTAATACCTTTTCTAAGTCCTCTTCCTTCTTTTGAACCCATTCCATAAGTTCTAGCAGCTTCTTTAGTTTCTTCCTTTTCGAAAGCTTTTCTCTTCAAAGTGTCACCTTTTTTAGTTGTGAAATCTTTATCTCCCTTATGAGTTTTAGATTTATCACCCTTATTCATTCCGTAATCACCTTCTTTTGTTTCTGCTTTAACAACTTTGGATTTTCCTTCCATATTTGCACCGTTCTTGTATTCGAATTTTGCTTTACCAGTACCTACTGATTTAGGACCTTCTTTTTTGTCCTCTTTGAATCCACCTGCAGCTTTATCTTTGTAAGTGAATTTAGGTCCTGAGCCAATTCCAACACCTTTAGGTTTTACTGTTGACTTACCTTCTCTAACAGCTCTTCTATGGTTGTAAGATTCGTCCAAATCTTCTTCTTCCATCATGTCTTCATCTTCCATCATGTCCTCATCATCTGATTCCATCATGTCGTCTTCATCTTCTTCCTCCATCATGTCCTCATCATCTGATTCCATCATGTCGTCTTCTGAATCAAACTCGATTTCATACATAACGTCTTCTTCATCTTGGTCAACGTCGATATCCTCAACGTCTCCGTCTTTTGAAAAGATTGCGTTGATTACATCTTCTGTATCAACGTCCATTTCATCGATTTCATCTATCATAGTTTCATCTAATTCTTCTTCCTCAGACTCACCAAGCTTTACTAGATATTCCGCATCAGTGTCATTATCTGTTAAGTGAATATCTTCACCATCTTTTTTAACGATGATTCCGTCTTCTTCACCCATAGCTTTAAACACCTTAAGAATTTCTTCGTCAGAAGCGTCAGTCAAATCTATTGGACTTTCTTCAGAATCCATGTCCATGTCCATATCAAAATCCATGTCCATATTCATTTCATCTTCATTATCAGTATCCATGTCAACGTCAACATCTTCTGTGTCGTCGTCTTCCATATCAACATCTAACTCAACCTCATCTTCCATATCTTGTTCTGATAGAGATTCTTTTACTAACTGATTGATTTCTTCCTTCATAGTTGAAGCAAGTATTCCTTTTGCATTTTCGGCGATTGCCTCTTCAACATTTTTCATTTGAATGAGCGCCTCTTGTACTAAATTTTTATTTTCTTGCATGAAAAAATTGTTTAATTTAACATATAAATAGTACCAAAATGAAAAAAAATCATTTTGTACGTATCACCAAATAAGATTTATTATTGTTTTAATTTAACCTAAGAGTTTATTTAGTTATCTATAAATATTCCCCAAACAAAAAAAGTGGTCTGTTAGGACCACTTTTAATTAAATAAGTTATTGAATTGATTATTCAATCACTTCATCGATTTTACTTTCAGACACTGATGTAATTCTCCAATCATGTGTAAAGCCTTCGTATTTTTTAGTAACCTTGGCTTCAACGTCCGTAACTGAAAAACCTTTAACTAATTTTTCTTCTCTGATTTTTTTTATCTTTCCAGAATTTTCATCTGGTAAATCGTACTGAATTTTTGCTACAAAATATTTTTCGTCCATAATTTTTATTTTCCTAAAAAGTCGTTTAATTTTTTCATTAAGTCAACCGATTTTTCAACATACTCATTATTTTGCTTTGTTTTTCTCTCTTCGTCCAAGTTTTCTTCATACTGATGTCTTTCCTCAGGATTCGAGAATAAGTAAGCCCCTGGTGTTGATGGTGATGAAACTAAGTCAAAACATATTAATTCAAAATCATCTTGAACCTCATTTCTTTCTCCAACCTTCTTTAACGACCCGACACCTCTTGATGATACTCCCATAGTAACACCTTGTCTCATTAAGTTAGCTGCAATGTCTCCTTTTGTTGACACAATACCTCTTTCATGAAAACCTGGTGAAGTTAATAGTTTCAACTTACCCATTAAGATGTTTTTATCCCACCAAATGTCTGTAATAATATGAGATACTCTATCCAAATCAATCAATGAAGATTCAGGGTGATTTAACTCTGATGTAGACAATCCTTTTGCAATTGATTGTTTATATCTTTCCGCCTCTCTTTTTAGTATTCTTTCAGGGTATGTCCTACCGTTTCTATTTGGAGTGTCGTATTTCTGTAAAACAGCATAGAACTCAAAAGGATTTCTATAGTCAAGATTTTTTGCCTCTTTGAGTACTTCAATATTTCTAACATCAGTAGGTGAAACCAATCCTGCATCCATCTCAATCAGGATACCATGTCCGAGCTCGCTGGCTTCTAAAATTCTTAAATTTTTCATCTAATCTTTTAAGATAAATATACCGTGTTGAATAGTTTATTGAGGGTCTTCTTTTTTTGAGTTCGAAAATTCAAAGTATTTGTTTTGTATTACGTTATTTTTGTATATTGATTTGACTATGGTTTTTACAGAATCTTTGATTTCATTACATTTGAAATCCATTTCAGATAAAGTATATAAATTAATTTCCAAGTTAAAAAAAGATTTTTTCCCTTTCGAAATTCCACTTGTCCTTAAGTCCAAATCAACAATACTATTTTCTCTAAATAAATTTTGATTAATTGATTCGAAAACCGAATGTTTTATTTCTCTACCTAAATTTGAGACAACTCTGTTCCAATTATCATACTCTTCTTTAGGTGTTACCCATGATTGGATGTTTATGTATACTGACTTTAAATTTTTAGAATCTACCGTTCCATAGACCGATTTGATTGGGTTGAATAGGTTAAGCTTTACACTTTTTCCTTTTTTCATTAATTTTCATATTATGTAAGTTTATTTTTCTTATACAAAAAATACAACATATAAACCTAAATGTCAAAATTTTTTTTAGTTATAAGATATTTGTAATATATGATAATAATAAAAATTAATAACGGGGAAAACATAGAAAAAGCACTCAAGACCCTAAAATCAAAAGTAATCAAAACTAAACAAACTCAAAAGTTGTTTGAGAAAAAAGAATATACAAAAAAATCTGTACTAAGAAGAGCACAGATTTTAAAGGCTAAGTATATTCAAAGGATGAAAGACCAATCAAATTGATTCTTCTAAATTCTTCAATTTTAAAAAGTTCAATTGGTCAAACTTTTCAATTTTAATCTTATCTATTGTTT